GTGCGTAGGCGCGATACAAGACCAACTGCAATATCACTAGCTGTAGCAGAACCAAAACCAGTAGCACCTCGTGGGGCAATATGTGATCCAATTGCCGTAGATGAACCTGTTCCACTTCCAGTCGCATAACGTATTTTGCCGAAACGAATACTGTTCTCATCAGATGATGTTCCAGTTCCAGAAGCTGATCTGAACCTGGTTATTACACCGTTTGAAGAAGAATCCCCATTAGCTCCGTCTGTTCCGTCTCGGATAATAGTGAGTAAGAAGTTCGATGATTGAGATCCTTCTCCAGATCCGAGAGCGTTACGTGGTGAGATATGAAGACCTGTGGCCGATTCGGAGCCAGAAGAATCATCGGAATTCGCTGACCGAATATTTGTGTGTAACTGGGTAGATGTTTCCGAACCGGTTCCTGATGCAGAAGCACCTCGTGGAGATACATGCAACCCAATTGCCAAGTCTGAAGCAGTTGCCGAGCCCGAACCAGTAGCGGTTCGTATGTTGTTATGGAGGGTGGATGCAGATGACGAACCAGAACCAGACGCACTAGCAGTGCGAATTGAAATAAGAACTCTGGTTGAGGAACTTGAACCAAGCGCGCTAGAACTTGCAGACCTAATATGAGTATGGAGAGATACGGCGCTAGATGAACCAGTTCCAGACCCGTCTGCCGAACTTGGAGTAGTTCTAAGTCCGACCGCAGTCTGTGATCCAAGGCCACTACCTGATGCACCCCTAAGAATGCTGAGTAGTTGTGTTGATGATTCCGACCCATCGCCAGTTCCAGTAGCTAAACGAGGAGCGGTATGCAAACCATTTGCCGATTGATTGCTGGATCCAGAATCAGAAGCAGACCTTTGATGTGCAAATATCTGACTTGTAGATTCCGACGAAGAACCAGAACCAGACGCCTGTCTGATAACCGTATGCAGAGTAATTGCATTATCTCCGGCTGTTGCAGAACCAGAACCCTGAGCGGTACGTATATTGTTGTGCAGGGTTGATACAAACGATCCACCAAGTCCACTGCCAGTTGCCTGACGTAGCCAGGTATGCAAAGTGGTGTTACTGGATTCCCCAGAACCAGAAGCGTTTGCCTGCCTAATCCATGTATGCAGATATTGCGCGGACTCAGACCCGAGACCACTGCCGACAGCAGAACTTGGTCTGGTTATAAGTCTTGATGAACTAGATGAACCAGTACCGGAGCCAGTTGCTGATCGTGGAGAAATGTGCAAGCCGGTTGCTGATGAATCACCACTGGCAGTTGCTGTTGCAGATGCAAATGTTGTTCTTAGCTCAACTGAAGAGAATGAACCATTTCCGCTTGATGAAGCACTTCGTATCCATGTATGTAGTTGAGATACAGAAGAGTTTCCAGAACCAGAACCAGATATCTGTCGTACAACTGTATGTAGCGTTAGGGCACTATCACCTGCGGTAGCTGAGCCAGAACCTTGCGCAGTTCTGATGTTGTTGTGGAGCGTCGAAACAAACGACGAGCCGTTTCCTGAACCAGAAGCTGAACGGGGTGCAATATGCAACCCAGTGGCCGAAGAATTGCTGGTAGCCGAATTCGACGCAGCACGAATAACCGTATGCAGCGTTGTAATTGACGACGAGCCAGTCGCTTCTCCAGTGGCCCCACGAGCAAGGGTTTCGTAACCCAGGTAGTAGGGACTAGAGTCTCTGAATGGTTCAGAGAACCCAGTAACCCTAATGTTAGCCATAAGGGGTTACCCCCTTTCCGACTAGTCTAAGGTCAGTGTAAGAGATGTGATCTCAAACGTATCGCCAGCAGTAACTGCCGCAGAAGCGGATAGCGATCCGTACCAGAGGGCGTTCCCGGCGGTTGAGTTGTCCCACATTGACCAGTGTGAATAGGTCTCGGTAGTGGACACGTTTGTCCAAGTCACCGTAGCGCTTGAAGAAATTGAGTTACCAGAAGCGGCGCTGAAAGATACAGCTTGTCTTGAGGTATTTGTTGCAGCGTTGCTTGTGCAAGCTTCGCCTGGGTCACCAGTGTGGAGCTTGAGGTAAGTTGCAGATGCTGAATAGCTCGTGCCACGAAGCGTGTCAAGAAGAGCTGTTTCAAGATAGTTTGATATGGTCATGTCTAATTGACACTTTCTTCTAGGGGCCGGTATTTACCGCTTGATTTAAGGATAACACAGGCCCAATTTTTACGGCGTTAGTTCAACCTGAACAGTTAGATCAGAGCCAGCAAACAATGACCCAACCGCATCAATGTCAACAGTTATATAGTCGCCCTGGGCAATGGTGGTAATCGCTGGTGTCCCAGTTGCGGTTGTTTGTCCAGCAAATATTTTTGGTCTAGCTGTTTGCGTGGTAAATACTGTCGTGCCATTTTTATTCACATCAACAATGATGTCCGATCCTGTAGGGGCAGATCCGACACTAGCCCTAATCCTATTTAGGGTTGCAGCACCAGGGCAATAAAACCTCGCCCTACCAACACCAGTAGATATAACGCCCGGAACCGTAAAAACCTGGACCATCCAAAGAAACTGCTGGATTCCTGGTGCTCGTGTCGTTGTTACGATTACCTTGTTTGGAAGACCTGATTCGGTGACTATGTTACTCATCTTGTTACCTCGTATGAAAGATTGAAATTGCCTTGTAGAACTCTGTCCACTTCGTTAGATGGAGAAATTATCTCAAGGTCATAAACACCAGAAAAACCAATTGTTGCAGTATCCTCAGACCTAATAATTAACTGGATTGTTCCAGCTGTGCCACCTAAAAGAATTCTTTGATTTTCCGTAGTAAGCGTAATCATTGGCGTTGCGGACTCAAGATACTTGCGTACCTGCATTCTCGCACGATACCCAGTAAGGTCCCAGTTTAAATATGTTGGGTCAGTGACGATACTGTCCGGATCTGGATACCGAAGAGTTACGAGCATGTCAAAAGTCGACCCCTGTTGACAAGTGATGTTGTAGACGCCTGCAATCATTGACAATCTCCTGAATTGGGCCTTTACAGATTGTAGATTAGAAAGCGGCTTGCGGTCAGAAGTATTTATTTAGCGCAATTCGTATAACTTATTTACAAACAAAAATGATAGGTTTCAAAGGTGCAACCAGCTAAGAAAAAACCGACAATTGGCTACCTGACAACAGACTGGTCATGGGGAACTGAACCACTCCAGCCAAATGGTTGTGCATGGTACAGATGTGCACTTCCAGCTAGGGAACTTCAAAAATATGGCTGGATAACAGCACTTGGCCTACCCGGATTTAGTAAAGATAAAGGATTTGGAATATTAACAGCAGAAAATTCTGCAATAAATGGCTGGGACATTATTTTCTTTAAGTTGATAATGAGCAGGGACGCTCTTGAGGCTATGCCAAGAGCAAAAGAGCTTGGTCAAAAAATTGTTGTTGATATTGACGACTGGTTTGAAGGCTTGCACCCGAATAACCGCGCGTACAAAGTCACTGATCCAAAAACAAACCCAAATAACAATCGCGAAATTTATTCAGAAATAATTATGCAGGCAGATGCGGTTATTACGTCAACTAATTTTTTGTTTGATTTTTATTCACAAAAACGACCCAACGTATTTTTAGTAAAAAATGGAATTGATACAGATAGGTGGAAACGCAGGGTTCCGCGGATGGCTGGTCATAGAGTTTTTCTTGGATGGGTAGGCGCTACGCCATGGAGATCAAACGATCTAGAACAACTAGCACCATTTATGGGCGAGTATCTATCAACGAGAAGATTAGGTTTTCATCACTCGGGTCACACCGAAAACGGCGCCCCAAGCGCGGCGAGTCAGTTAGGCATAAGAGAAGACTATGTCAGGAAATTACCTCTTCTGCCAATCTTGGAGTATCCGCATCTATTCAAACCAATAGATATTGGAATAGTTCCATTGAGTGATGTCCCATTTAACCATGCCAAGTCATACATCAAAGGCTTGGAATATACGGCTTCAGGAATACCTTTTGTTGCTTCATATTCTCCCGAATACCAAGAGCTCGCTGATCTTGGAATTGGGAGAGTCGCCAAGACATCGGAAGAATGGATATACCATTTAGATGAACTAAAAGTTCCTGGAATACGAAAAGAAGAGATAGAGCACAATATGTCACTTCTTCCAGAATTCAGCATGGAAAAACGTGGCCTAGATTGGCACGAAACAATGACATATATTTTAGAAAAACTGTGATTGGAGAAAATGTGATCACACTAGATGACTTAACGGTCCCAGCACCAGACCCAGGCCCAGCAGACTGGAACGATGATGGTTTCGTAATAAAGAAAAAATTTATACCCGAAGACCTAATGCTGAATTATGAAAACTGCTGGATAGAAAATAATTCTTCAAGACCTGGTGGTTGGCCTGACTGCACGCCGTACCGCAGACATCCTGAGGTAATGGACATCCTTACATACTCTGGAATTAACGACACAATGGTCGATCTAATTGGCGAACCAGCTGCAGTACATCTAAACCTAACTGGCTGGGTGACAACTAGGAGAAACTGGCATCAAGATACCTATTTAAACCCACCAAACGTTGGTGATTATTACGTGGCTGTGTGGATCGCGCTTGAGACAATAAACCCAGATTCTGGACCATTCCAGTTTGTCCGTGGGTCACACCGCTGGCCAGTCGTTACGCGGGAAAAAATATTGTCAGTCCTTGAGCCAGAAGAACGAGACCATACATGGCCAAAACACAGCGAGCGAGTACTCACTCCGTTGTTTGAGGCAGAAATATCAAAAAGAAATGCAGAAGTCATAACGTACCTGCCAGACAGAGGAGACATACTTTTTTGGCATGGCAGATTGCTGCACAGGGGTTCTGAACCAAATATCGCCGGCTTGCCTCGTAAGTCGTTAATAGCTCACTACTCGGGCATAAACCATAGACAGGACATGCCAGACGCACTGCAACATGGTTCTGGGTGGTATTTCCCAATTGATGGAGGAAATGTATCATGATGCTTTTAAATGCAGGATGTGGAACACACTATGCACAAGGTTGGATAAATACCGATGTGTGGGAGAACGAAGACACTCGGCCAGACGTAAGGGTCGAACCGGGAAAACCGTATCCATTTGATGACAACACATTTGATGCTGTTTTTCTTAGCCACGTTCTTGAACACATTCACTGGCAAGACGTGCCAAGTTTCTTGATCGAAATGTCTCGTATTGCAAAACCTGGCGCGCCGATGTTGATTATTTGCCCGGATGTATATAAGACAATTCATTTATGGCATAAAAATATTTCACCATGGTGGCTTGTTGAATCAGTGATGGAGCATGCAGAGGTAGCTCCAGATCACTTAAAAGATGTTGAATGGTGGGACGGCGCGACACACCATTGGAACGCTCACGAAAAACGAGTGCAAGACCTTCTTGAGTCGTTAAAATTCCCAAACATCGAAAATGTTTTTAGCATGATCCCGAACGGCAATTCATGGAACGACAACCACATAGCTGGATTAACTTGGCCAGTGGTGGCAAAAGCAGAATGGCAGTTATGTCTGAGGTTTACTAATAAACCTTAAAGAACAGAACCGGAATCCTTATTTGAGCCAACTTTCTTGAGGCCCATTGCCATTGCAATCGAAAGTGCAACAGCGGTTACACCGATCTTAAGATTTGCGGAATCAACAAGACCATCGTAATCTGCGCCAGTTGCAATCCATGCTCCCAAATATGCCTGCATGAAAGTTCTTGCGGCTCTTTCGGCTGTGTCCTTAATGAATGTTGCGTTCATAACTCCTCTTTCACTAGGTGTCCAATTTTACCATTTACTATGGGTTGCCTAGGGCATAAAGGTTTAGACGACCCTCTGGGTCCTCATCAAGAGCCAATCGCGATCCACCATCAGAAGGGAACATTGAATAATCGGCAATATGTCCTGCTGGGATAATTGGGGTAATAATTGAATCAAGAACACTAAATTCATTAGTTGACAATAGGTATGTTGGTGTCTCATCCATTCTTGTTTGAATTCCTATAACCCATTGCTCGTCATATGACAACGCTAATTCTTTCGTGCCAGAAAGAAGTTCTTGAACAGTTGCGTTGAGCGAGGTTATTGTTCCGGAAGAAATACCAAAATGACGTGAATCAACTTGGTATTGGTTGAAAGCGTGTCTATTGGTTGCGTATTTCGTTATTGAATCGTAGGTAATCTCGCTAATCGTTACAGTCGATGCAGAAGTGGCATCATATTCGTCCTGCGTCCATGTCAATTTTGTTGAGTCAGTTATATCCTTAAGAATGAATATGCCATCAAATGTCTGATCGGTAGAACTGTCGGACTTAACGCGAACAACACCTGTTCCAGAATAAAAAGCCGTATCAATACTTGCCGTATTGGTTACCACTGTTCCAGCCTCTCTAGTGAGGGTAACGCCAGATAGGGCTGTTGCCGTATAGTCAATATTGAGGTCAATTGTTGCATCATCTTGAGGGAAATTTAAACGTGATGCAAAAATATCCCTGGAGTCAACGAGCTGTCTTCCGGCGAATTGAGCAAGCCATTTTATTGTCGCCTCATCGGCCGCGAGGGGGTCAACCAATGAACTACGTTTTGTGACAGGCATCAAAGCATTGTCTGGATCAAAACCATCTTCTTTTGAAAAACGAATGTACTGAAGATACAAGAGCAACGCTTCGTTTGCCTCCGACAGACCAAGATCCAAAAATCTACGAAGCAAAAATGCAGGGCCATCAGTTTTGGATGGGTCGCCATCTTCTTGGTCATGCTCCCAATAGAACTGCGGCATCGCCCGAAGGGTATTGTAAACAACTTGATTTTTGAATAACTGGTTTATTGGTATTAATGCTGGTATCGATACATATATCGGAGAGGTCGTTGTGTCAACCGAGTTAATGATTATGTCAACGGAATGGGTAGACGTATCGTCGGGAAGCTTCAGCTGCGGCGAGCGGATTATGGTCCATTTTCCACCGACGATATCCGTTCTTCGCGAAAGAGGTGGGTCATTATCGATTGAGGCAACGCCATCTATGACAATATTGCAATCCACTGTAATTGTGCTCTGACAAAAAACAGCCATGTGCGCTTGAACCCATGTATTGTTATATGTAGAGCCAAGTGAATTCAAACTTAGACGTGTACCAAATTTTTGTGTATTGTCGACCGGATGAACGCTAATTGCAAAATACGCAAGCGAAACGTCGCTGTTTCTGTTTAGTGTTGGTTGATATATCTTTGTTCCGCTTCTTAGTAGCGTTGAATTCAGGCCAACCCAGTCATTTGACGTTTCGTTAAAAATATTATTTCGTGCGGAAATAAGATTGAATGTCGCACTTGACATTATTCGCTCACATTTATGCTTATGTCAGCAGAAGACAATTTTGGCAAATAGCCATAGTGTGTAAGTGTTACTGCCGAGTTGTAATCAGGGTTTGTAATATCATTTGCCTCAACTGCTTCTGCTGGTATGTCAAAATCGACCAACAGTGTTGACATGGAATAATTTGGATAAGAAAATACATAAGCACCAGAAGCGCCAAAAGTTGAATCGATTTCTCCTTGATATGAAACCAAATACTTTATCGAAGTTGCTGATGGTATTTCCGAAATAATATGTTCTCCAACAAACGGGTTGTAGCTAGGTAGGTCTAAGTGCTTAAGTCCGGTTACATAGATAGTATCGTCTACGGCAAATTCGTGCGCTTCTGCAAGCTCCAAAGTTACGTAAGTACCATTCGAAAGCGGTGAAGATATAGAACTTATTTCCCATGGTTTAATGCTTGATGTTGCTGGTACAGCAGCAGCATCAATCGATGCGCTGACACCGGCAATAGTGAGAGCGGTGGTACTTGCAATTGTCAATTCTGTGTTCACCAGGTTTGCTGTAAGATTTTCGGATATTTGAAGGTCAAGGTTTTCGGAAGAATACGGAGAGACCGAAACGATGAACGTATTTGCCGGCACTCCAGAACCCTCTACCAATAGACCGTGCTTAAACAAAAGCGCGCGTTCAGCATGGCCAAAATCTCCGCTATCAATTCGTATGCTGTTTTCTCCGGAATTACCATTCCCAACAACCTTGTAGCCTTTGCGTACAATTTCAAATGAAGATGGTAGATCAAGCTCTGTCACGCCATCGGATTGGTAAACAACAGAATTTACAGTAACATCACCAATGAATTGCGTTCCCGTATATGCCCTTGTTGGCATAAATGAGTCAGTAACAAATTCCGTTGAAGCAAGATCATACATTACAAGGTTTGTGTAACCTGCAGAGGCAGTTTCGTATATGTCACCAAATGGTGTAATTGATGCCGCTGCCTCAAAACCCTTAACAGCAAGACCCAAAGAATATACATAGCTGACACCTTCAGCGTATTTAATAGCTATTGATGAAAGAATTGCACTTGATATATCTGGGGTACCAAAGTCCCATAAACCTGGATTGATTCTATTTGTCAGTTCGGTAACAACATTTGCCCTAACCACAGCTCTGTCATATCCAGAAAGTTTTTCAACAACTGCATTACTGGCAAGCTTGATAAGTATTGGGTTGCTCGCATCAACAGTCAATCCAGGAACCGACCGCTGTTCTATCTCGTGGCCTATTTCAACAAGTGATTCTTCGTCGGTAAACGTATTTCCTGTTGAAAGTAGATACATTAGAACATGCCCAACGAAAATACCCCTGTCTATGCCGGTCATGTCATAGAGTGACGAGTCGGGGAGTGCTCTTAGTGCAGGACTTAGCGCTTTTACTCTTGTGATAACAGGATAGCTGCTAAGCGTATGTGCCTCTATTTGACGTGGGGTAATAAGACCGTCAGACAATGACTGAAAGTAAGTAACGGCTCTTGTGAAATATGAAGTATCGTCTTCGCCGTCTTGACCGCTTGTTATTGTCCCAGAGACGGCGGACACTATTAGCGAGTTGGCCGTTAGAACCTTGATTGTTGATCCACTGGCGATGGTTGGTATTACACCAGCGTTCGCAGAAATAACATTAATTTCAACTTCTAGATCGCCTTCCGTTATAGATATGTCATCAAGAGAAGTAAATACGTATTGATTCGTTTGACCATCAACTATTTCTTCGTAGGCAAGCTGTGTCCCAGCGTATATTGTTCCGGCATCACCAATGAGGCTGAGTACGACGGTTCCGCTACTAAGCGTTGCTTCATTTCTTGCAAAACCAAAAACGTTCAAAACGCCTTCCATAAGCGAATTCGGCAAACGGTTTATTGCGGCAACAAGGAATCCGGATACATAAGACATTGACTGAAGCATCGCATCTTCGACGGTTCCGGTTCTTGGTGAGAAATCAGGCATCGAAGTTGTTGCATACTCAACAGCTGCAGAATATATCTCTGCGGGCTGCGCGTCGTATGGTGTTAGATCAACGTAACTTGAGAAGTCTGGAGATGGCATTGTCCCTCTATCCGGTTATTTCAAACGATATTTCAAAAGACTCAATCGAACCAAACTCTGACATTTTTTCAGATATTTTGGTAATTGTTAGCTCTGGATAATTTTGTGCGACAAGGATTAACAATTGCTCTTTTGCCCCAGCATCAAAAGCCCCATCAATAATTCCATATTGTGGGGTTATCTTTAGCTCGGCAATTCTTGTCAGGATTCCTAAGCCTATTAGCTGTTCGTAATATGGCCTAGTGCCCTCTTCTAATCGTACAGCATCTCCGTTTGCAAACTGTAGAGGGAATTTGAGCGTATCCATCGTTCCATTATCGCACCACTATGGGCGCAAAACCCCAAGAACAACTGCTTCCTCAAACCTATTGTCAAGAAATGTACACAAAACAGTATTCCCAACAATTGGTTGTTCGGCAAGGATTGGTGTTGCATTTAGTGTCACATTGGAAAGAGCATTGCCGGACTCTGTCGATATATAAGACTTCGTCAGAGTGTATGAGTAACCGGTAATTTTTGTTGGACTTTCCGCAAGATACTTGCATGGTCCGATAGTCGCTCCAGAGTTCAATCCCAAAACAGTTATGTATAAACCATTAGAAGCAACACGAACTACTTTTGCCTTGTACATCCCTACGCCGTTTGTTGGTGCGTAAGAAGCTGATTTTGTAGTATCTACTGGCGGGCGGTACGTCATTGTCCACCACCAACCCTAGCAGCAGGTATGCGCTTACCTTTGGGAAGCGTTACGTCTATTGCCTTGCCTATAGCTGCTGCCGGCTCAGATGCGGGCTCACCGTTCTCATCAAGCGAACCCTTCTTCTTCTTGAGTCGTTCTGGGGTTCTAAATGAAATTGAAACAGGGTCTGGAACGCCCTCTTCAAAATCAACAGTATCAATTAGATACAAGGCATTGAAGCCGTGGATATCAGAAAGTTCTATTGTCATTCCAGCCCGAAACTGTTCTGCGTTGCTTCCATTTTGAGTGTTGCTAACTGCAAAATTATTGGTAAAAACATCTTGTCCGTTGTACCCAACTGATTTCAAACCGTTATTTCGTATTAGTTTTGCAGATCCAGTAGCCTGCCAGACGCTATCTTCAGACCTTCTCACTGTAGGCATTTCTGTAACTTGGAATCTTTCATCATTGACAGGCCAAGTTATTGGTATAAATTTTTTAGCAGCAATCTTTTCTTGGTATGTTTTAACGGCTTTTTTTACATTTGCAGTAAATGAGCGAGTTACTCCGCCGGTAATAGGGATATTTTTTTTGCGCAAGGCTTGGGTTAGGTAAAGAACGTAATTGCTGTTTTCCCCAAATTTAGGTCTTTGGTTTGCTGGATTGGGGGCAAGAGGTATTTGACCAACCCCAGAACCAAGAACTCCAAGAGCCTTAAGGGTGCCAGAATCAAGAACGCCATCAACTCTTACCCCTTCTTTATTGGCGTCGATTCCCCACTTGCCAATAAGCCACTGTTCGCTTCCAAAGAACAATGTTCCATCTGATTCAAATACGACAAATTGAGCATCTCCGGCAAGTTTCTTCAAAACGTCCCAAGTAGATTCTCTTTCTCCGTACTCGTTTGCGGTAGAAGTTATTTGACGGGTTTTTGTTGTCTCTTGTCCAAGGAAATCCAAATCAAAAGCAGTAGCAACCTGCCTTGCCCAAGCTGTTCCGTTCGTCCCATTAAAACGAGCTGGATTCTTGTCGCGCTTCATACGTTGAATTGCTTCAGACCTGCATTCAAGCGTAACTTGTGGAGCAGAACCCTGCCCTGGCGCATATTCAACAGATGCAATTTCATATCTATACCATTGATCAAGTTTTTGGTTGTAATGAAGAACTAATCGTCGCAGGCCAAGATAGTTATTTGGTCCTTTGAGCATAAAATATTCATTATTCAGCATTTTCATATCTGGGTCAATTAGGCTTATTGTCATCTGTGGAGCACCGTCAAGTGTCCAGCTCATTTGCACACTTGTTATATTTTCTGTCACCTCTGAAGTGACCTGAAAATCAGCCGAATTCTTTATTTGATAAGTTTGCAATGCTTTTGTTGTTGGGTCTTTTGCGCCCTTGCCCCATATGCCTGTTGCTTTCTTTAATGGGCTTGCTACACCAAGTTTTTTTAAAGCCGCTATCAAGGCAATTTGGAGTTTTGTCACAGCAGGGCCGGAATCACCAGCTTTGCAAAGTGTGACAATTCCGAGTTTTGATGCGGAGTTAGCGTCAAGAATTCCATCAATGCGAGTTGACCATCCAACAAAAACAATATTGAACGGGAATCCTGTTATTTTTGTATCTTCTGCGCCATTCGGATTTACGATGCTTAAAGTTTTTTGTGGATCAGGTATTTGTGTGGCCATGATTATTTAATACCATTACTGATTGGGGAGTTCATCTGGTCTTGGTGCAGGCGTGCCCGTAACTTGATATGCGCCGGTAGTAGAATTTGGTGGAGCCGCGGTCCAAAAAAGACTTTCTGGATCATTTGTTGGATCTTTTGGTGGAACTGGCGGCACATATATGTACTTAAAGGTGGGTATAAACACCGATTGAAGAAATGAAGGGTTGTCTTGTCGGCATGTGATATTTACCGTAGCTCTAGTTGGGAGCAGCGTTCCGCCAGTTGTTTGATCCGAAGTCATGCGAGACTGAATTCCAAAATCCATATTGGTTATTCTCCAATACGGCAAACTCCTAACACCTGGTTGACCAAAGAATAAATCAAGCACTCGCGGAAAATTATAAAATACAATTGGGGATCTTTTGTGTGGCCCATCATCTGGTGGATTTGCTAAAGCACGAAGAATTCTCAAGTCGGTTTCGATAGAAGACATATCATTGTTTCCGACAACAAATGACATTGTTATTTCGACAAGGCTTTCTGTACCAAAATCAGTCAAAGGAGCATTACCAGGTCTAGCTATTTCCACATATTGTGGAGCGATATTGCTAACGCTAAATTCACTAGGTGGATACTTTAAGGCATACATTGGCGGGTCAAGTCTGCTCTCGGAGTTGCTAAAGTCTCCAGTCCCATCAGTCGCTAAACGTATTTGATATATTCCAGCCACGACTAAGCTCTTTCACTCATTGATCGTTGCGAGCGTTTAATTTTTTCCATAACTGCATTTGCAATTTGCTCTGGATCCTGTGTTGCTCCGTTTACGGTTATGTTGTACGTATTCGACACCGCCCCACTGCCACCTGATGAACGAATACCAACGACTGAAGGCATTGAACTATCACCTGTTCCTGGAACTACGTGCAGGTGACGGTCCGCTTGACCTCCGTGGAACTCCGCAAATCCTCCAGACTTTCGAACTGCAACTCCGTATGCTCCAAGATTCTGGCCAACTAGGTCGTATGCATTACCGGTCTTGTGATCCGAATTGAGTGAACCAAGATTCCAGTTCCGCAGAGCGGAAGTTACCATTCTCTTTCCTGTTATTCCACTATCAATTTGTCTGTGTCTGGCAAGCGTTTGCTGAACCCTAGAGGTTGGGGTGTCTTTTGCTCTTGGTGTCCTCGTGTCCGAACCGTACCAATCTGGTGCTTTAGTCCACCACATTGGCACCTCATTGAACCAGTTTGGCGCAGAACCAGTTGACATTGATTTGGCGATTTCCGACCACTGTTTTGTGAGACCTTCAAGAATCGCTTTTTCTCCGTCGGTCATTAAGTCGATAGCTGCAGCTGTTTTAGTTTCTCCAGCTGTTGTTGATTCGGTCAAACCTGCTGGGGTCAGTCCAAGTTGATTGAATACATCCTGTCCAACAACTCGTTTGATATTGTTAATTATCCTTTCATTTACCGCAGCTTTATTTTTCTTTAGTTCGCTCGGTGCCAGGGTTGCGTCATTTGCAGCATCAAGCATTGCTTGTGGAACAGTGAATACGCCCTTTGATTTATCGTTTAGTAAACCGCTATAAAGTTTTGCCAACAATACAGGATTATTTTTTGTTTGATCAATAATTTTTTGCTGAAGGCCAGAAGGAAGCGCCATCCCAGCGTCTGTTGCCATTCCCTGCATTTGGCTGTATAGCTCAAATTGCATTTTTGTTCCAACGCCAGTTTCTGGATTGAACAACAATTCTTGCATTAATCTGTCACCGCCAGCATTTTGAATTGCTTCATATGTTCCACGTAATGGGCCCTTGCCTGTAAAAACCGTTGCATTTGGATTTATTTTTCCATCAGGGCCAACACCCATGCTTTGTAGCACAAGGGACAATGCGGCCCCAGGGTCATTTGGGTTAACAACATTTGCCTGCATTACAAGACTGTCAATAAAGTCAAGCATTGCTGTTTCGTCCAAACCACCGGCACGAGCTTTTTGGCCAAAACCAGTAGCAATTTCATTCATAACGAGCGGTGCATCTTTTACTTTTTGTGATTCACGCAAACCAGCGATGGCATCAATCATTGCATTTGAAAGTTCTGTTTTTAATTGGTCAGCAGTTTTTGATATGAAGAAACCTAACTGCTTTAGGGCGTCAATCGATTTCAGGGTTGGATCAAGAAGGTTTACACCCATAGTGTCAGCCATTTTTTCTAGTTCTTTAGCCGACTTTCCTGTTAGTTCTGCCATTCTATTAATTTTTGGATTATAAGAATCCGTGAGTATCTTGCCAACCGTCTTATAGTTTTTAGCTTGTTCTTCTAGCTCTTTTGTGAAAGCGGTGTTATGTTTTTTTGCATCTTTTCCTTGCTGCTCAGTAAGCTGACCAGTAGCAACCATGCTGTCTATTAACGCATTTCTGGTTGAATCTGTTTGGGCCCTTGTCTTTCCTTCGCCACCAGCGTCACCAAAAGCTTTTGCAAGTTTGCCCATTTGGTCAAAAGTCCGCACGAAGTAATCAGCGCGAGACATCTGTTTTCCTCCTCCTGTTGGAGACTCGGTAAACCTAGTGAATGCATCGTATGACGCTTTTTGTTCGTAGCCCTTAGCTATCGACTCGGCAACACCCTTTGCTGCTTTACGCTCTAGTCGACCCCTGTTTATCGTTCCTGCAGCAAAACCAACAACCGCACCTATCGCAGCGCCGACTGCGGTACCAATTACTGGGACCATAGTTCCAATTGCTGCACCAGCAATAGCTCCAGCCATTGCTCCTCCCTTTGCGGTCTTTGCCTTCAACGCTGATCCACC